AGTCACCAGTGTTTTCGCTTAGTCAAAAAAAACCAGTAACTAATGGCGGTCAGCTACTGGTATTTCCGTGTTGTAATAGAAAGACTCTCCTATAACATCACCACCTTATCACATAAATTTAAACCTGCTATACTTTATTATCCAAATTGAACTACAATACTTATAAATCTTACTAATCATGTCATCTGAAAAGCTTCCTGTTATTACAGATGAATTGATTTTTGCCTTAGATAAAATCTTTCCTCATCGCCATCCTGATTTGTCATTAACTGATAGAGAGGTATGGTATAAAGCAGGGCATAGATTTGTTGTTGATTATCTTATTGAACAACAAACTAGGCAAAAAGAAACTATGCTCACTGAATCAGTCTTGGAGAATTAGCTATGTGCGGAGGCAGACCATCACCGCCACCTTTACCAGAACCCAGACCTACACCACCAAAGCCTGAGAAGACTGCGGAAAGAGTTCTTGTCGGTACAAGTAGACCTTCAGTATCAGGTCAACAAAAAACAAAAGATGGCAGTGGGAAAAGAACAGGTCAAAGAGGGCAGCGAGCTAGAAGACTTGGTACTTCAATGCTTCGGATTCCTTTAAAAACTAATCAAGGTTCAACTGATTTAAGGTATTAATTATGTGTATAGGATCATTAAGACCAGTAGCACAAACAGCAGGTTTAGTCCAAGAAACTTTTGATGATTCTCCTCCTGTGGTAACTGGTTCTCAAACCGATGTAAAAAATCCTAAAGATACAAAAAAAGCAACGGAAGCATTAGCACAAAACAGAAGAGAATCAGAGGGGTTCTTTAATCCTGGTGATTCTTTAAAGATACCTACAGTGACAAGTAAAGGAGGTAAGGGCGGTGTGGTTAAAAGGAATCAACGAAGTGCAAGACTAAGATCAAAAACTAAAACAAAATCTTTCTCTAACCGAGCTAAAGGAGTTTAATTATGTGTTCAGGAAGACAAAGACAATCGCCAGCACAATTACCACCACAATCACCACAACCTAATGCTAAGAGTTCAGGTGGAATGATGGGTCGTATAGATAAGACACAAAAACCTTATACAGATCAACTGCCACCTGCTCCTACAGAACCTAAGTCTCGTACTATTAACACAACAATCAAACCAGGTACTACTGTAAGAGGACAGCAAAGAACTGAATCTGCTGCACCTTCTCGTAGAAGAATAAAATCAGCAAGAATGGGTAGAAGGTCTGGTACTGATTCTCTTCGGATTGCTCGTGGTTCCAACACAGGTTCTGGAAACCTTAATTACTAACTATGGATTATTCAACACCTGGTAGGACTGCTGCTGGTAGATATGCACAACTAGAAAGCTCAAGAGCTAGTTATGATGATGACGCAAAAGATTGCAGTAAATTAACGATACCTACACTGATACCAGAGACTGCAACTGGTACTAGAGCTAAGACTAAAACTCCATTCCAAGCTGTAGGTGCTAGAGGTGTGAACAGTCTTGCATCTAAATTATTATTTGCTTTACTCCCTCCTTCAACAGCCTTCTTTAAACTAAGTATTGATAGTCTTGAACTGCTGAAGCAAGGACAGGAAGGATTAGAAACTGAAATTGATAAAGGACTTAGATCAATAGAAACAGCTTTGATGAATGAGATAGAGATCTCTAATGACAGAGTTGCAATGTTTGAAGCATTAAAACATCTGATCGTTGGAGGGAATGTTCTTCTCTATCTCACAGATGATGGTCTAAAAGTTTACCCACTATCTAAGTTTGTTTGTAAAAGAGATGCTGTCGGTAATGTATTAGAAATCATTACTAAAGAATCAGTACATCCACAAGCTTTACCTGCTGAGTTTATAGAACAGATCAAGAAGAAAGAAAACTATGATACTGATTCAATGGATAGCGACCTTGATATATATACATACGTCAAAAGATCAGATGATAATTATTTTTGGTATCAAGAATGTAAAGGAGAAAAGATACCAGGCACTGATGGTAAGTCAAAACTAAATGTATCTCCCTGGATTGTTCTCAGGTTTGTTCGAGTGGATGGAGAAGATTATGGTCGTGGATATGTCAGTGAGTACAAAGGCGACTTGATTAGTTTAGAAGCTTTAATGCAAGCAATAATCGAAGGTGCTGCTGCTTCTGCTAAGACTCTATTCCTTGTAAACCCTAACGGTGTAACCAGAGCAGCTACTCTAGCGAAAGCTCCTAACGGTGCAATACGAGAAGGATCTGCTGCGGATATTTCTGTGATGCAGGTAAACAAAGGTGCAGACTTCCAAGTATCTTTCTCTGCAATACAAAGAATAGAATCAAGATTAGAGTATGCCTTCCTTATGGCTAGGTCTGTACAGAGAGATGCTGAAAGAGTGACAGCAGCAGAAGTTACCATGATGGCTAACGAACTAGAGAATAGTCTTGGTGGTATCTACTCCATACTTACTCAAGAGTTTCAGTTGCTATATCTAAAACGTAGGATGCATATGTTAGTTAGGTCTGGCAAAGCACCACAACTACCAGAGAAATTAGTAAAGCCTAAGATCGTTACAGGTGTACAAGGTCTTGGTAGAGGTAATGATCGTAATAAGCTTGTTGAATTTATTGGCACAGTATCGCAAGCTTTAGGTCCAGACATTATGCGTCAGTACATGAATGTAGATGAAGCGATAAAACGACTAGCAAACTCTATTGGTATTGATACTGCTAACCTAGTGAAGACACCAGAAGAGATACAGGCTGAGATGGAACAAATGCAACAGCAGCAATTGATTCAACATCTTGGACCTGCTGCTCTTGGATCACCTTTACTTGATCCACAGAAAAATGCTAACGCCCAACAAACTTCGGAGGAACTAAATGCCGAGCAAGAAACCTGATCCAAAACCAGAAACTGATACATCAAAAGCTGTTGTAAGCAGACTAGGTATCAATGATGAACCTGTTGTTGGTAAGCCAACTATAGTCAAAACCAAAAATGGTAATACAATAACTAATAATTAGGAAACTATTATGCCCGAAGCCCAAGTTGCAGTTAATGAAACTCCTCCAATGTCTGAAGGAGATTTACAAACTCTTGCAAAAAACGAAACAGATGAGAATGGTCTTATTCTCGGTAAGTTCAAATCTGTTGAAGATCTAGCTGCTAGTTACAGAGAACTGGAAGGTAAGTTAGGTACACAACCACAGGAAGAAACAGCAACAGAAGAAGCTGCTGAAGAAACAGAAGCAACAGACTTTAATGCTAATGAATACTATGGTGAAGGTCTAGCTGAAGTATTAACTGAAGCAGAAATAGATCCACAAGATATATCAGATCGCTTTCAGGAATCTGGTGAAATATCAGAAGATGATTACACCAAATTAGAAGGTGCTGGTTTCTCCAGACAGGTTATAGATACATACCTTGATGGACTAAGAGGTGGTACTGGTGATGCTAATGAAATAGCAACAGCACAGATACAAGGTATAAAAGATGCAGTTGGTGGTGATGATAGCTATGGCAAAATGACAGCTTGGGCTATTGATAACTTACCAGCAGGTGATGTTGACGCATTTAATAAACTGACAGAGACAGGTGATGCTCCATCTATTAAACTGGCAGTACAAGGACTTTATTCTCAATACAGTAACGCTATGGGAGTTGAACCAAACTTAGTAACAGGTAAGGCTGCAACAAGTGGACCTACACCTTACAGATCTACAGCAGAAGTAGTAACTGCTATGAAAGATCCTAGATATGGTAAAGATATAACTTACACTGAAGATGTTCAAAGACGTTTAGGTGATAGTGATGTCTTTTCTACTAGATAAATAGCCATGCCTTATTCTAAAAAACAAAGTAAAATCGCTAGAGTTGCAAAACCTAGAGATAAAATTACTAGAGAAGATCTTATGATTCTTCGTAAATCTAAAAAGAAAAATGTCAAGGGATAGTCTCAAGATAAAGAAGGTACATAAGAACCCTACTGGTGGTTTATCAGAGAAGGGTAGGAAATATATTAATAGTAAAACTGGTAGTAAATTAAAAAGACCTGTTACTAAAACATCAGGTCTATCAAAAACAGAAAAGGGTAGAAAGAAATCTTTTTGTGCAAGGATGGGAGGAGTAAAAGGACCAATGGAAGATAGTAAAGGAAAGCCTACTCGTAAAGCACTTGCATTAAGAAAGTGGAATTGTAACTAAAATTTTGTTATCATTTTGATAACTTCTATAAACATTTCTCAATATCAAAGTGCCTGATGCGTCAGACAACGCTGAGAGAACGGAAGGGCTAAAGGAAGTTCCAAAGTAAACACATTAATCTAAGAGGAAACTCATGGCTAACGCTACAGTCTCACGCTTAGGTTTGGTTAACAACTCTGGTACTGGTTACGAAGCTTTATTTCTTAAAGTTTTCTCAGGAGAGGTTCTGACTGCGTTCTCCGAAAATAACATTTTCAACGACAGCCTTCACAACGTCCGTACAATCAGTTCTGGTAAATCAGCACAGTTCCCTGTTACAGGTGCAGCTACAGCGGCTTATCATAGTCCAGGCACTCCTCTCGTAGGAGCAAACCAAATCTTGGCAAATGAAAAAATCATTTCTATTGACGATTTATTAATCGCCCAAAGTTTTGTAACGGATTTAGAAGAACTCAAAAACCATTACGATATTAGGGCGATTTATGCAACTGAGCTAGGTAAGGCTCTTGCCAAAAGATACGATCAAAACGTAGCTAAATGTATAGCTAATGCTTCCAGAGCTTCTACTACACTTACTGGTGGATCTGGCGGTACAGTTCTTACACTTGCTAACGGTAATACTGCTTCAGCAAACGTAACAGGTGATGAGATAGCAGCAGCTATTTATGACATCGCTCAAGCGTTTGATGAAAGAGACATCCCTACAACAGATCGTTTCTGCATCTTACC